AATAATCTGCCGATTCGTTGGCAGGTTCAAACTTCTTTTCAAAATCTCTAAATGAATAGAGTTTATTGCCCACAAGCATCTTGGAACCTACTGTTCTAGAAACTTTGCAGGTTCTTCCATTGATTTTGTTTATGAATTTGTGCATTTGATTCGTTTGTACAAATTATTGATAGCTTTGGCTTTTTCGTATAGGGCTTCAATAGTGAACTCTTGATATTCACCTTCTGTTATGTTAGTATTTTTCATAGTATCCAAAGCTTGGTTCAGATCATGTAACTCTATGCCTTCAGGTGGATTACCACTCATTTTGATGAAGTCAATTTTCTCTCTAATTGTTTGCTTGATCATTTCAATAAATCAGGTTGTAAAATGTTAAGAAGCTTTTCAATCCTTTGAACCCCACGTATGTTGTCCAATTTCATGAATTGGAGTAGGCTTTGATAGTCAATGTCAGCCTGTGCAGCTATTTGATAAAGCGATTTGCCTTCATTGACAACCGCATTATTTACTAGCTCTTGTGTGTGTTTTAGTAGATCATTCATGCTTAGATATTATATAGGCTAAGCAATATGTCAATTGCCAATTTCAAATAGATAATCATGAGAGAACTTTCCTATGTATATCCTCATTTTGACAGTTGATTTGTCAGGTGATGCATCATATCCCATGCCAGTAATAGATGGGGTTTTATCAGTATACAATTGAAGGCCATCTTCGTTAATGGCCCATGTGCCATCATGATCAACCATCAATGTGAATTGGTTGTCTGTATAATAGTTGTCGTAGTGGACATCTTGTATTAGGTTTCTCTCGTGGTGAGTTAGGTCGTCGCCGCCTTTTCCGCAAGCTAGGATCAGGAGTATTAGTGTTAGGTATAGATATTTCATTATAATTCCCCCTGAGTCGTGATGAGTTCAATGCTTTTCACCTTGCTCCAATCAAAACAAGGACCATCTGTCCAATTTGTGGGCATAAACCATCTATCACCGTAATAATCAAAGCCAACAGCCGCAGCTGACACCCCTCCTGATTTCCAAAATATTTTATATAAACCAAGAGAACAACCTCGAAATTGAGTTGGAGTCTCCTTATTTCGTGGAGGTGCGACAAAAGGGTTAGCTCTTTTAAAACGTTCTAAAGCTTTCTTTAGATTTATGAACTCTTGTTCTCTACTCATGTTGTTAACGAATAATAAAGGAAAGAAAGGGTTAATGCGACAATGGCCACATCAAAAATAAAGGATATGGCTCCAAGAAGGTAACCAATAATTTCATGATCAGTTCTATTGACATAAAATTCTGCATGATCACCTATCACATGCCTAAAGGCAAATAATACCAGTATCGTTTTGAATAATGTGTCTTCCATTTTAATTTTCCTCCTTATTAAAAACACCTGGATTACTATAAGCTTCAAGACCTTTTTCTAATTCGTCTTTAGATTCTGGTTCACGAACGATATTCCTTTTAATATCCTTTTTAGACATCCACAAAAAAGTTGTGCCATCAGGATCATCATCAAATATTATTTTAAACTGTGCAGCTGGAGCGCCCCTACTCCATCGACGGTAATTGAAGTTATCAAATTGTATCTTCATTACTCCGACCCCTTGTTTAACTCGTTGTACATTTCCATCCTGCTATCATGGATTTCATCTTTCAGAATATCTTTAAATTTATCCAATGCCTTATCACTCAATAAGAGTCTAGCATTAGACCCATTTTTTAATGATACTTCAAGTCCTTTTGTTTCTGACTCTTCAATATTAGCAATTATATCAGAAAAATTTTGAAGATCATTTGATAGTCGGCATATTTTGTCGTAGTCTGTTTGTTCCATTCTCATCTCTCCGTTGTGTAGTGTCTAAGTAGTATATAGCTTAAGCAATATTAGTCAATAAGAAAAGTCCCAAACTCTCATTATATTGAATATTGAGCATTGGCAGGAACTCTTTTATTCTGCGCTGCGCATGATCCGCAAGTTCTGTTTCCATAGCTATCGGAAAGAAAACTCACGCCACATTTTAGGCATCCTCTTTTCTTCTTCTGATTCATCTTTTTTAGCCCAGCTTCTCTATTTAATTGCTCTTGGGTGTAGTCTCTATTTATTAAGTCGTGAAAACTTTCGTGTAATATTGCTGATAGTTTGCTCATTCTTTCTCCTCTTTATCGTCGAAGTCTTTTAAGATATATTCGTGTTTGAGGCTTGATATGTAAGATTCAATCACAGATTTAGTCTTGCCTTGAATTATCTGCTCATGTTTTTCGATGGTTACATTTTTTAGATCAGTGCAAACCCCAAGATCATAACTTTCTAATCTGTCAAACAATTTAATTGAAGATTCTGAAAGGTCGTCATTGGTAATGGTAAACTCAGCCGTAATTGTGTACGTTCTTTCGCTCATTCTTTCTCCAATTGTTGATAGTGTGAAGTTTTCATATAGAGAGACGTATCAATTCCAGCGTCTTCTAACATTTCTTTGCTTAGTCTTTTTGATGACTTTTCCCTTAAGACATAGCCCTCCGGAGGGTTCGCCTTAGCTTCCTTTTTCACAGACTCAATATATTTTGTCACAGCGGGTCCCTTTTTCAAAACCTCTGTGACAGTCATCTCCTTATTGAATGCAGATTTTAAGGACTGGTTTAATTCTCTGCATCTTTTCTTTTTCGCACAATAATTGCATGCGTCTCCAACGGTTGGGATTGGCAATTTAGTCAAGAGATGGTCAACAACTTCGTAGTCAGTGGGGAAATGCTTGAACTCGTGAGGGGGTTGAATTACTCCTGTGTGGACTGGCTCTTCCAAATTGAAAGATTTTTTGTAGAGCCTTCCATATCCCCTTAATTGTGGGGCAGTGGAAGGAACGAATTTAAATCCAGTTTTGTAGTCAATGATTAAGGTGATGTCAGTAGTAGCATGCTCCATGACTAAATCCATCGTCCCGCATATTTCATCATCTTCTAAAAATAACTCTTGATGAACAGTGTAGTACCCATCCATAACAAGCTGTTGTAATATAGTTATAATATACATAAGCTTTTCTTTTTCTTCAGCTGGCCAGTCATCAGCAAGATTGATATTAAATTCCAGGAAATCATGGATGTGATCATCAAGAACCATATGAATAGTAGTTCCCATAAGAGCATAAACACTTGAAGTATTCTCAGACTCAAAGGCCCCGCAAAGGGCCAATTGATTCAGTGATGAGCAAGAGACTTTGCCTTCAACTGAAATATGCTTATGGGCTTCGGCTTTGGCGTAGTATTCTTTATATGAGATCATCTATAGCCTCTATACTAGTTCTCTCAGCAATCTCATCAACTAAATCGTTGATCTCTTCAGTTGCAGTTTTATCATTTTTCTTCCAAACATCCTTAATTGTCATATTGCTGAACTCCTTTGAATAAGGCACGAAGGTTGAGGTGGTTGAAATAGAGGTCTCTGAATCCCCACTACATTCAACTGTTGTTATATAACGCCAACCCCCTGGCACTCTCATAGCCTCGGTATAAGAATCAATGATGGTTGTTTCATGTAGTTTCATTTCATGTAGGTTCATTAATGTCTTCTCCTTTCCCATTTAATACTAAGTGTGTATATCCCTGGTAATATTCCATAATATCCTCAATTTTTTTATATTTTTCTATTGCATAATCTTCTCCACAGCAATCACATGTAACAAGATACGGATCACGACCAAGTTTTTCCTCAAATATTTGACAAGCTTTATATAGATCATCCTCTTCTATAAAAATGATTTTCCATTTGAGTTTTTCTTCCCCGCCTGAACTTAAGTCATAGAAATATGTGCCGCTCATCAATACCCCCAATAATCACGAATACATTTATCAACCACAGCCAAATCATTATCAAATTCTTTAGCTGGGAACATTTCAGGCGGTGCTTTAAAAACAGACTGACTATCATATGAGGAATGAAAAGAATATTTGTCCTCAGTTTTTACAGCATAAAGGCAAACTGTAAACCTCCCCTCAATACAAGCTTTATCATCCAATAGTTTACCAAGAGTCTTAGGTTTTAGCTCTCCTTGGTCATCCTTATCAATGTGGTGCATGAAGTAAACATTCGTTTCCGGATGAAGATTCCTTGAGAAATCAATCAGGTCCCAGAAGTTTTTCCCAAGGTCAGTGAATTTTTGGTATCCAGTCTCGTTGGCCCTTTTGAAAAAAGAATGAGCCATCAAATATTGACTGTCATCAATTACGATTACTTTCTTTTTATTGGTCATTGATTGAAAGCCCATGATTTGCATGAGTTTTTGATATGAACTATCGCGAGATAAATTTATGATTGAACCAGAAGTGTTTTTCTCGCTATAAATCCCCCATTCCTTCAGACTGAAAGGGGGTTTTTTATGATCAACTGAAATGATGCAGGTTTCTTTGGGGTCCAAATTCCGTAAGGAGTAGCTTTTGCCACTCCCGGAACGACCCAATATTAAAATTGGCTCTGACATTATTAAGTAGGCATCTTTTTAAAGTCGATGTCTGAAGTGCTTTCCGCTCCAGTCCTGATGTTTTTCTTGCCTACGTTTCGGAGCGCTTCTTCTTCCAAGTCTACAGCCTCAGTCAATGATTCCAAAATGGTATCATTTCCACCGACTGACTTTTTGTTTTTGTCATAGTAGCCACCAAAAGGTATAGCTCTTAAGAATCTGCCATCTTTAAAGGCCACCACGTAACCCTCAGCACCTACAATCTCTTGCTCAGATTCTAGGTCAACCCTGCCTATCATGACTTTCAAGCGACGTTTGATCTCTTCAATTGCCTTATCCTTGTCAGAATTTATATTTAAGAAATCAGTAAGATCAGGACCAGAATTTCCATGCTCATCTTTTAACGACATTGAAAACATTATTTTTTGTGGACCACCATTGAACTCTTTTAATTCCGACTTGGTGACTTTAAATTTATAGACTCCAGTTTTTGGCGGAACTATATCGCCTACTTCTTTGTTTGTTGGATTGAATATACCCATTGTAAACCTCTTTTAAATAGTGAAAAAAAAACGGTTTGCTTCAGACTCTTCCCTGTCGCTTAATCTGCCGTCGCCAGTGCCATGTTGTTGTGTTTAAGGTCGTCCCCTCATGGCTGGTAGTTGACTCATTGATAAAAGACATGTTATGGGGACCCAACACTATGTCAAATCAATTCTCAAAGAAAGTTATGTTTACCTAACACCAAGCCTTGACAGTTATCAATATATGGATATATTTAGACCAACTTTATTTTCAAGGATTTAGAATGTTATTACAAGATGCCGCTAAATATATGGGGGTCACTATTGACGCCCTTTATATGCACAAGAAAAGGAGGTCTAAATTGGGTCTTAAGATTTATGAAAATTCATCCAAAAGATTGGTTATTAGAAAGGCCGATGTTGATTCTTATCTAAAGAAAAGGTAAAAAGATGAGTCTAGAAAGCTATGAATTTGCAAAGGACCTAGAAGAACAAGGAATAAAATCAATCCCATGTGAAGTACAAAAGGGATCTTGTGAAATAAAAACACAATGGAGAGATTGTGATGTTTCAGTTGATCTAAACAGAAGCATGTTTCACAAACAGAATGGAGTCGCTGTGATATGTGGTTCCCGTTCTAAACGTTTAATCACGGTCGACGCAGACCAAAAGCATGATTCAACCTTCACTCTATCCGGAAGACTCTTGGAGGCAATTAAATTTGCCATGCCTGATCTATATGACATCTTGTATATTGAGGAGACCCGCTCTGGAGGACTTCATTTAATTTATTTTTTAGCCCAGCAAAGCATCGAAAAATTTATTCCAGCCAGGACCATTGAAATAGATAAGAATGGGAAAGAGGCTAAGTTTGCATTGATCGAAGTTTTAGGTGATGGGCAAATCGTTTTTGTTGCTCCAACTCCTGGCTACAAAGTTCTTCAAGGATCATTCGACGAAATCCCAACGATTGATATGAGTGTTCATGAAGAGTTGATGAGATTATTGGAAACCTTCAACGAGTTGCCAGATGAGGAAATAGAAGAGGTTCAGGAATTTATTCCAACTGAAGAGGACGATTATGAAGACCTGGACCAAAGACCGGGTAGCATTTATAACCGAAATTGTGATGTTCATAAAGTAGCTAAATGGCTTCAGGAAGAGCACGGTTGGAAAGTCGCTAAAAAGTTAGGTGAAAAATATTGGTTTACTCGACCAGGGAAAGACAAAGGCATATCTGCAACTTGGAATTATGACGGGCGCCGACTTTTTTGTTGTTTTAGTTCATCATCTGAATTTGAAACCCATCATAAGAATGGAAAAATGAAGGGTCACACAGCTTTTTCATTGCTGGCTAGATTAGAATGCAATGGGAGCTACAGAATGGCAACGGCGATTGTGGTTCAGGCTGGATATGTCCCGGACGAAGATTGGGGAGAAATCGAAAAATTAAAGGTAGCTCAAGCAGAGAGCTTAAACGTGAATAAGCTCTTGGGAACGAATAAAGAATTTAAAAAATTTATCCTAGAATATGAGGAATGCTTTCAGGTGGCTCCAGAGATGGTTCTTTTGCCAGCCCTTTCGATCATGAGCTTAGCTCTTTGTGGCGCTGTAAAGTTAAGAATTAATGATTCATGGATTGAAGATGTCCCTCAATGGACAATCACGGTTGCCAATGCTTCAGAGAGAAAAAGCCCAGTTCTAACCAAATTATGTCTACCTTTCTATAACTATTTTGATGACTTTGGAAAAAATAATGGGAGTGCCATCAGGAAGCAATCTAGAAAAAGGGGGATATTAAAAAATAAAATAGAAGCACTCGAAGATAAACTGAGGAAAAATAAAAAGGGAACTGACGAAGATGAGATTTTAAATCAAATTGAAATACTTGAAAATAGAATTGAGGCTTTTCCAAAAATGGCCCAAGTTCCGGACATGATTAAATCTGATATCACCGCAGAAGCTTTGGGTATGGAACTCATGAAAAATGGAGAAGTTTGCGGACTAATATCTGGAGAGGCGACCCCAATTGAAATCGCTTGCGGTCTTTATTCTGGAAAGCCAAACCTGAATATTTATCTAAGTGGCTATTCAGTCGAGAGAGTATCCATCAGTCGAGTTGGCCGGGAAGGTGGAGTAATTGAGCAGCCCCGCATAGTTTTGGGCGTCATGATGCAGACTGGACCAATGAAAGAATTAAGTGAATCAATAGAAGCTAGGGGAAAGGGGTTTATTGGCAGAACGCTTTTTGCGTGTCCTAAAAGTAAAATTGGAAACAGAAAGACTATCACCAATCCTGTCAGCGAATCATCATCAGCCTGGTGGCGGTTAAGAATAAACTCAGCTCTTGATTTAAAGCATCGACTTAGATTTTTCAAAAACGATAAAGGTGAATTAGAGTACAGCTTTGACGACCCCAAAATAATTGACATGACAAAAGAGGCAAAAAAAATATTTAATGATGCCAGGGTGAAAAATGAAGAAAGTTTGGCCATTGGATCAGATTTGGACGATGACACCGGATGGGGTGGGAAATTGATGGGCAATATTGCCAGGCTTGCACTGAATCTTCATTTTCTTGAGGGGCGTGGGATTGATGATAAATTGAATGAGTCAACAATGAAAGATGCGATTGCATGGATTGAACCACTTGAAGAGCATTATCACACCGCCATGGGTTCAGTTGGGACCAAGCCGATTGATAAATATGTACAGAGGGCTTGTGATAAGATTATTAAGGATGAATTAAAGAGCCCCTTTTCACTGAATGACCTATATAGAAAACTCAAGACCAGAAATAGAAATAAAATAGACCACTGGGAGCCAGTTTTTGTAAGAATGGTTGAATTGAACTATATTAGGATTAAAGAGGAAGGCGACCGCAAGCCAAAACGAATGATCACTCTTCACCCAAATTTTATAAAAGTGGTGGGAAAATGAAATATCTTGGAGCAATGGGTGCATTGGGTGCAATGGGTGCAGGTTCGGTCGGGGTGTATTGGGTGAAAAAGCCTGTTAAGATAATTTATAACTTATTATTATTATTATTTTTATTTTTTAAGGGGGTGGGGGGGTAAGGCACCTGTCCCCATTGCACCCATTGCACCCAATACTATTTTTTTGAGGTGATATGATGGAAATTAAAGATATTTATTATCAAAGCGATGCAGTTGAAACCATTTTGGAAACTAAAAAGAATTGTTTAATCCAGGCGCCGACCGGAGCTGGAAAAACAATCATCATGGGATTAGCAATCAATCGACTCGTTCAACGTGGTCAAACAGCCCTGATTCTGGCCCATAGAGGAGAATTGATCATTCAGGCGATAGATAAGTTCAGTTCGTTAGTCACGTCGCCTGTAGGGGCTTATTCGAGCTATATTGGAATTAAGCAGATTGAGGACGTGACGGTTGCGACATATCAAAGCTTTGGAAGGATGCAGAATATTCCAAAATTTGATTATATATTCATTGATGAGGTGCATCGACTTCCTTGGATGGATAAAAAATCCATGTACAAGAAAATCATTGATGCTCATGATTCGATTTTGATTGGAGTTACGGCAACCCCATTTCGGATGAGGAATCTGATTTACGGTATTGGAGACGAATATTGGTTCCAAAGATTAGATTACAAAATCAACATGAGGGAAATTATCGAGAAAGGTTTCTTGGTCGACTACAAATACAAAGTTGGATACTCTACATCAGAAATAAGAAAAAAGCTTGATAAAGTAAAAATGGTCATGGGAGATTATGATCAAGGTGAAATTGAAGATATCATGAAGGAACGGATGTTCGTCAAAAATGTCTATGATGCGATTGATAAACAGGCAAAGGATAGGAAGAAAATAGTCGTATTTTGTACCAGCATTAAGCATGCTGAACTATTGGATACTGGATTTGATGGAAAAAGCGTTTGCGTTCATTCGAGAATTAATAAAAAAATAAACCAAGCCAGTCTGGAGGGTTTTAACTCTGGAGACATTCGGGTGATCTTCAGTATTGGCATCTTGACCGAGGGCTGGGACTCGCCGGTGTGTGATTGCGCGATTATTGCACGTCCAACCAAATCACCGGCTTTGCATGTCCAGATGCCAGGTAGGGCTCTTCGTACGTGCCCTGGAAAAGTTGATGCTTTGATCCTAGACATCGTCGGAAACTATCATGATCATGGATCAATTGAGGACCCGAGGGTTTATAAAAAGAAAAAAGGTGACCCCGAGACTCATAAGGTTTGCCCAAATTGCCTGGAGGTCTATGAAAAGGGGCTTACAAAATGTCCTGAATGTGGATATGAGGAACCGAAATCAGCTAGACCTCCAAGGAAAGGAAAAAAGCAAGATGTTGAGGACTTAGAGTTCAGAGATATCAAGGACACCAAAAGGACGTTTCATACCATAACAGCCAAAAGGCATACGACCAAGGCTGGAAGGTCGACGCTTAAAGTTGAGTTTTATCACACTGAAGGATTTAAGCCAGTTCGTGTTTATTACCCATTGGATGCCCATTGGCCCCCAATGTCTTGGGCCAATATCATTAGGAGGAAATTCCCTAAGTTTAAGAATAAGAAAGTAAAGATTGAGGACTTTTTGAAAGGGGTCGAAGGTTCTCATTTAGTTCCATTTGAAGGTGAGATTGTAGATGGTAATTTTGGAAAAAAGATAAAAGGTATTTGACAAACATTACTTAGGCTATATTATACTTAAACAACAACACAAGGATATGAAAATGAATCAAGAAGAAGCTAAGAAATATTTATTCGAAAGGATTCCTGCTTTGGTGCAGTGTAATCCAGAGTCCGAATGGGCTTATCTTTTTTCTGATGACAAGGGTTATTATTGGGTGTCTGATGAGAATAACTTTGGAGATGGGGAGGATGATTCTATTTGTTCTATCAAAATCCCTTACGATGAGAATGGGGAGCTGGCTCTTGAGGCTTTGTTTTGGGATGGCATTGATCGGCAAAGATGCTCTCATTTGTACAGAGGCATGCAGGGTAATAAATATTTATCAAATAAACTTAGCTGGGACAACATGACCCCAATCTACCCAACCGAAGCCCCAAAAACAGTAGACTTTACATACGAAGATTTAAAGGATGTTTCTTGGGTGAAGAGTAAGATTAATGGAATGGAGTATCTAATTGCAGCTAGATGCCCAGAGCAAAAGACTTTTAAATTTCTTGATGGCTACAAGAGTGTTGATGTTATTATTAAAAACTACACCCAAACAGACGGCACACCTTTCACAAAAGAGGTCAAATAATGGAAACAACAATAGGAATAATCATATCCCTGATAACTATTTCAATAGTTTATCACATAGCAGAATATTTTGGTCGTAGAAAGAAGGAGGCTGGAGAGTGAAAAAACTCAACCTAAGAATACTAAGAGCACTAAGGATCAAAGCAGCTAAAAAAGGGGTTTCTGTTAGGAGTTTGTTGAGGGGGATGAGGTAATGGAAGATGGTGGTATGGGTTTTCTTGTGGGACTTATTTTAGGAGTCATTATTGGTGTATGTATTGGTGGAGCTAAAGAATCTTATCTTCACAAAGAATTCCTGAAAGACAATGGCTTAGGCAGGTATAGCCAGGAAACAGGCGATTATGAGTACCTTAATGCTTCTGGTAATGTTATTGAGATTGGAGGGTGGTGAGATGAAAACATTTGAAGGAGATAACGGACATTGGAAATTTTGCCTAAAGTGTGGCACCGCTGAGGGAACGGGCCATTTAAAGTCATGTAAATATTTTATAGATTACAAGGATAAATATATAAAGGCGAGGAAGCAAATTCGTGAACTTAAGTCGTTATTATTATCAATATGAAAATCCTAGAAAGCACTGAACAACAAGCCCTAATAAAATGGATCAAACTGAATGCATCTAGATTCCCAGATGTTGAGAGAATCTTCTCGATTCCCAATGGTGGGAAAAGGGACAAGGTGACTGCTATCATGCTGAAAAGGGAAGGCCTTAGGGCTAATGTTTTAGACCTCTTTTTACCTAAGCCTATGGGTGGATATTTTGGTCTTTGGATTGAGATGAAGCAAAGATTAGCTGGGTACTTATCAGATGGGCAGGAGGATGAGATTTCATACTTGAATAGGGTAGGGTATTTGGCTGTTAAATGTCATGGGGCTAAAGAGGCGGCATGTACAATTGTGGCGTATTATAAACTTGGGGAAAATGATGGGTGAAGGATGTGGATATGTATTGCAAAGCGCTGGCATGTACTGCGGATGCAAAGACCCCTGTGATTCAAGTAAGATTGTTTTATGCAATGGTTGTCAGATAAGTAGTCTTGAAAAACAGGTCAAGGAGTTGAAGGAAGAGAAGAGGATTGAGGCTGAATGCACTGAGGCTATGCTCAAAAAAGCTTATAGCAAATCATATAGCTCATATAATTTTAATGGATTTAAATCATCAATGAGTAAGGAGTTTTATCAGGGTTTATTTAATAAAGGCACCTGTCCTTTTTGTTATAAAAAGACTATTAAAGACAAGGGTCATGCGGGATTAAAGACTTGTTTTAATGAAAAATGTGAGTGGTATCTAGGTTATGGAATGGAAGTAGACGAATCAGATGAAAGCTAATACAGACAACTGGTACAACGACAACAGATCATACATATACAAACACAGACTAAGGAGACTTAAATGGAAGATAGCAGCACTTACAGGGTGGACCTTATTTTTATGTACTTGGGCTTGGATAATAGCATGATCTGGATACTTGTACCCTTATTTATGGTTGTCCTATATCTATGCCTTTCGACTTTGCATTATAGGAGAACGAAAATTCAAATTGTTGAGGACCGTCTTTTGAAGGGGTGGCATCATTTGAGTGAAGTGAAATGTCGTCAAGCTTTTCTAGAGGTTAGCGAAGAGGACAAGACATTTATATACCATCGAGCAATCAAGGGTGGGATGAAGGTAGAAGCTATACAACTTTTTCAGAGAGATATGAATGATTGAATTAACAGACGAACAGACTGAAGTTCTTGAGCATACTTTAGGCGCTGGAAATAGGTATAAAAAGAGCAAATGGGGTTTTAGGAATAGATTTAATGCAGATGAAGGACACAGTGACTTTAAAACATTAGAGTCGTTAGAGAAGAAAGGTCTTATGGTTAGACGTAAATATTTTGACGGCTTTATGTTTCACTCTACACAAGATGGAGCTAAAGCTATTGGATTTAAGTCAGCACAATTAAAGAGGGCTTTTGAAGATGATTGAATTAACAGACGAACAGACGATTGAGATGTATGATAAGATCATGCTTAATCATAGGCTTTATGGGTTGAAAGAAGACAGAGATATTTATTTTATATTTGATCCATCAAGTAAAAATTTCTTGCCTCGTGAAACTGAGGTAAGTGACAAACATCTTTATTCATTCAAAATCCCCTACAAAGACGGTGAGCCATGGTTGGAGGCTGAGTTTTCGGAATATGGCAAGAATTGGAATAGTGGAAGGTTTTATTCAATAGATCACAGATTCGCAGAAGATGCATATCTGTCTTATGATTATAACTTTAGTCTTTGCCGCCCCATAAAACCAAAAGACAAGCATGAGAATTTGAGGAAGATATTTATGGACCCTGATGAGGATCAGTTAGGTAAAATCAGAAAAGCAGTTGAAGAGGATATGAAAAATGATTGATATTGGTGATGGAAATGAAGTTCCAGTAGGTAAAATTATTTATGAGGGGGAGGAGGGTTTTGGTGATCCACCCTTGGTAGATAAATTGAATGAACGAATCTTACATTTAGAGAAAAAAGTAGCCCAAGGCTTCAAAGATGACATCAAGCATCTAACCAGGATTGCTGAGTTGGCTGAGATTGGGAATAAGTATAAGGCTGAGAATGAGCAATTTAAAGCAAGCGCCAGAGGCATGAAAAAGAACATCAAGGGACTTGAAAAGAAGCTGTATAGAGAGCCACAGGACGTTTCCGGATTTGCAGACAAAATTAATGCACAAGCCAAAAGAATCAAGGAACTCGAGGAAGAGAATCAAAAACTAAAGCAAATACTGGGGAAATATCAATTTTCTGAAGGTCATGGCGGTAGATCATATTGCGTATGTTGTGATAGTTCTGTTTATTATGGGTGTCGTGATGATTGCGAAATTGCGGAGGTTTTGAAGTGAAAGTACATGAAATTTGGAAAGACATTCCTGGATATGAAGACGCTTATCAAGCTTCAAATCTTGGTAGAATTAGGTCTCTTGATAGATTGTCACGTGCTGGAAAGAATTTAAAAGGCAAGATTATTTCTCAAACAAAAGACCCATCTGGGCAGTGTAGGGCGAGGATTTACGATGAAATGAAACTTGTATCTAGGCTAATTGCATCTGCATTTTTAGTATCAAAAGTAAAGTATTGTGTTTATCATTTAAATGAAATCGACGATAATCGTTTAGAAAATCTTGAGATAGTCAGCCCCCGAGAAATTACAATCAGAAGAAGTCTCTCTAAAAGGAAAAAAAATAAAAAAACTAAGTTTGTTGGGGTTTTTTGGAATAAGAGAGCTAGAAAATGGAGGTCGACCATATATATAAATATGAAAGCAGTTTACCTTGGTACTTTCGAGAAAGAAATAGATGCCGCTATGGCATATTCTAGAATATGGAAAAATGTTGGATAATATTGAGGATTTTCAATGATTGATCTGAAGCCGATTGAGCCGTGTGGACACCTACTTGAGTTAGGTGAAAATAAGGGAATTATATCATGTGGTGCTCTTGGATTGTATTGTTATGACTGCATCAAGAAAGACCGCGACAGATACAAGAAATTATCAGAGCTGCAGTCTGATTTACTGGACTGTAGCAAAGTTGGATACGGAGTTCCTTGGCTAGATGCTCATCAGGCTCTTGAAAAGTTTATTACTGAGGAGGTTGAGAATTGAGTATTAGATGCAAATTAGGAGTTCACGATTGGGTAAATATGAGGGATCATCCCGGTAATCAGTATTTTAAATGCCGGAGATGTGAACTTAAAAGAGTTGTTTGTCCTGAGCATGGATATCAGCCTATTGATGATAGATTTATTGAATCTGTAAAATCTTGTTATAATGAACCTGAATGACAGGTAGGGTGCAGGTTGAACAACACAGGAAAAGGCCAATTTAAAAAAGGGACTTCAGGAAACCCAAAGGGGGGGCCTAAGAAAGGAACATCCCTTGCGGAAATTCTAAGGAAAGTTGGTGAGCAGGTTGATCCAAAGTCTAAGAAGTCAAAACATGAGCAATTAGCCGATTTAGTCTGGGAAATGGCCTTGAAGTATAAAGAGCAATGGGCAGTAAGAGAGATTTATAACCGTCTTGATGGCATGCCAAAACAGACCATTGAACAGATAGGAGATGAGGATAGGCCGGATATTATTCTTAATGTGATTCCCAATAAACAAAAATCTGAAGCAGAGGATTAATGGACTGGGCTAAGTTCGTTAAGGAAAACCCTTGGTGTTTATATGGCAAGCAATATGAATATTTTTACCAGTTAAGTACCAAGTACCGAGTAATGGATAAGGGTCGGCGTACTGGTTACACCAAAGGGGCTTTAAATTATTGCGGCCTTGAGGGTTTTAAAAAGAAAAATGCCTTGCAATTCCTTTGGGTCGATACTGTAAATACGAATATTGATAGGTACGTAGAGAGGTATTTATTGCCTAATCTAAGGATGTATCGTTCAAATCTATGGGACTGGAAGCAATCTAAGAAAGAGCTGTGGATATGTGATTGCAAATATGATTTCCGTTCAGCTGATAGGCCCGAGAATATTGAAGGTTTTGGATACCACCGAATAATTATCAATGAGGCTGGAATCATCCTACAGAAGGAAAAGGGCCGCTATCTATGGTTTAATGCAATTCTGCCCATGACCATGGATTATGATGATTGCATTGTTTTTATTGGAGGAACCCCAAAAGGAAAGAGAGGTAAAGACGGGAAAATCAGTCTATTTACTGAAATGTGCGATAAGGCAAGAAGTGACAAGTTTCCTAAATATTCCCTGGTTCATATCAATACTGATGAAAATCCAATCCTTACTAAAGATGCAGTCGAAGAAGTTAAGGAGGAATTGCCAGAAGGCCCCATAAGGGATCAGGAATTTTACGGCAAACACGTAGATTCAGTAAGTGGAATCATCAAAGCCTTCTGGTTCACCATTGATGAGGTGCCGCTCGAAGGAGAACAGGTCAGGTCTTGGGACCTTGCATTCACCACCAAAACAGCCAATGACTTCTACGCAGGAGTCAAAATGTCCCGCAATGAGACACAATATCAGATTCAAGATGTTGAACATGGGAAGCTCCATTGGCCTGATTTAAAGCTATTGATTATCTCGACAGCTGAACTTGACGGCACTGATGTTCCGGTGGTAATTGAGGAAGCTGGCCAACAAGTGGGCTTTGTGGATGATATTCGCTCCCATCCAAGAATGGCGAATTATAATATCATTGGTCAAGCGCCCATTGGTAATAAACTGATACGAGCTATGAAATGGGCTTCAAGGCTCAAGAGTGGACAAGTAACATTGCTTAGAGGCCTATGGAATGAACCGTTTGTAAATGAAAATTGTGCATTCACCAATGATGATAGCCACGCCAATGATGACCAAATTGACGGCACAAGCGGCGCATACCAACATTTCAACTCTGATCAAGTCTCCATTTGCTATGTTTAAGGGGCGTCATATAATTAAATCACATGTTGAATAAATTACTAGAGAAATTAGGCTTCAAGTCCCTTCATGGCCATTTTGGGAATTCCAACCTAATGACTTCAGGCGAAGCAGTCTGGAAGATGGGTGGTAGCGAATCCTTCGCAACTGAAGGCTTCATGAGGAACGTGATTGCTTACCGCTGTGTAAGCATTATTTCACAAGCCCTCTCCTCCGTGCCCCTTAAAGTCAAAGTAAATGACAAATTACAAGACAAAACCCACCCCCTTGTCCAGCTTTTAAAGAAGCCTAACTCTCTACAGGGAGGCTCAGACTTTTTTGAATATTATACAGCCTACAGGCTCATTGATGGAAATGCTTACCTTGAAAAGATAGAGACATCAATAACTGAGGGTGCCAAAGAGTTGTGGCTCTGGACGCCTATGGAGATGGAGATAAAGGCCAAGAATGGGGTGCGAATCCCAACCTCTTATAAATGGACCAATGGCATAACCACTGAAACTTGGGATGTTGATCCCAAAACGGGCAACAGCGCAATCATGCACTGGAAATCATTCCACCCCAAGAGTCAATATTATGGGTTAAGCCCAATGGCCCCGGGTGCATTCTCCATTGATCAGCATAATGAATCATCAGAATGGAACATGCGCTCTATTCAGAATGGTGCCGTCCCCACTGGTATTCTTAGAAATAAAGGGGGAGCTCTTACTACCAATCAAAGGAAAGAGATAAGGCAAGACATCAACGAGTCACATTCTGGGGCAGTGAACGCCAGAAAAACAATGATTCTTCCTGGCATGCTTGAGTACCAACAATTAAGCCTAAGCCCAATTGATATGGATTTCCTGAACACGCACAAAAATGCCGCAGAGGAAATTGCTGCCGCTTATGGCGTGCCTCTTCAAGTAATCCCTATCAGTGGGAGCCAAACATTTGCCAATTATGGTCAGGCCCGTCTAGCCCTTTGGGAAGATACGGTAATCCCATTGCTTATAGAATTGATTGGGAGATTGAATAATGAAATCGCCCCTGGATTTGGTGAAGGTATTGAGATATTCTTTGATCCAAATGACATTGAGGCTCTTTCCGAAAAACGTACTCAAAGACTAAAAGACTTCAATGATATCGACTATTTGACCATCAATCAAAAGCTTGAAGCTAATTCTTATCCGCCAAGTGAAAATCCATTAGCTGATGAATTATTTCAGAACGCTTCGGAGTTCCCTTTAGGATCATTGGATGATCTTGATATGAGCGAAGATGAGCAGGAAAAGATTATGGCAGTTATCCTCATGGACCATAAGGGAATCACAAAAGACGAAGCCTTGAAGGAGGCGCGTGCCATTATTCAATCCGAAAAATGAGGTAGAACGTCAACGAGAGGCGATAATCCAAGAGCGTAACCGCATGATAATGGAGAGACGGGCAATCCCTCCATTAAGAAAGGAGTTCAATCGAGTGGCCAAGGTGGCCTCTCAACCTGATGCCAATATGCCCATCATAATTGTTGAGCATCAGAGAAACATTCAGAACATCCTAAGGCGCATTTATGCAGCGACCATAAGGCAATCCGCAATGCGCACCGTCAGAGAGGCTCCTAAATCGGCCTTCCTGAATATAGAAAAAAAGGACCTGGAAGGAGAGATTGCTAGACTTATCAGCACTTGGATTTTCACACATGCCCTATTGGAATCATCTTTGATTTCAGGAACAACCCAGTCCATCATCGTGGACATCCTGGCGGAAAACATTGGTGAATCTGAAATAGTTATAGGCAAAGCCATTCGTGAGGCTGTAGGGGGCAATATTGGCATAAGCAGGGCCAGAACCATTGCTAGAACTGAAACTCATGATGCAAGCCAGGATGCACAGCTCCAAATGGTCGAGACAATGAATTTTCCTCCAGACTCTAAAGACTGGGTGGTTATTAGAGATGGTCGTGAAAGAAAATCTCATAGGAACGTAAAGAAGGTGCCCCTCAATAGCGACTTCGATGTAGGCGGCAAAAAGATGAGCCGCCCTGGCGATAGGAGAGGAGGTGCAGCTGAAGTTATAAACTGTCGCTGCGTTATGATATTTGTAGACAATGATGTCTAATTACTAAAATAATTCGAAAGGAGCATTTGAATGGCAGGAAAAACACTATTTACGAATCAAACCATAGATGGGGATTCTTCTGTTTTTGATGCTGACAATGGAGGCAAGGCCAAGATTCGTGTTTTCGGAAACTTTGACGGGGCCACCGTTCAAGTCCAAATGGCTTTCAGAGATGCAGATTATGTATCCCTTGAAGACGGCGATTTCACTACTGCAGGCGCAAAAGATGTATTGCTTCAAACTGGGATGTCAATTCGATTGAATTTATCCAGTGCTGGAGCTTCAACTGATATCACAGCTGATTTCATAGACGGTTGATTCTCGGGAAAATCATCGGCCCAATAATTGGGAAGATCATCGGAAAAATCATTCCCGGTGTAGAAGGAATCATTCCGGGTGATCCAGTTGTAAATATTATACCACTGAATCCAGTGGAAACTGAGTCTTTATTGGCTCAGCCTTTAAATTTCACATTAGATGATTCTTTCGGTTTTGACTGGCAGAATAACGAGGCTTCATTTGCTAAAGTTTCATATCCATGTATGGGTGGCTCAACAAATGCACTTGAAGATAATTCAACAAATGGATTCAATTTAACCAATAGCGGTGGGGTTGTTTTTACTGCTGCAGGTGGACCAAAAGCAAGCTTACCAAGCTATTGGGACTTTCCTGCTGCCTCTGATGACCTTCGATCACTTGGGTTTAATGGTGTAGGTGTAAATGATGGAGACGGAGCCATATCTGTTGCTGGTTGGTTCAGGAACCCTGTCATTGGAGCTATTAGAAGTCTTTGTCAGTGGGGTACACCAACCGATATTGATGACATTCAGATAAGAATTTCTGCTACTGATTTTATAGAAGTTAGAATGAGCGGAACAACTGTTGTCACTAGCCTTTCAGCCATATCCGTAGCCACTTGGTTTCATTTAGCTATTGTGTACAATGGTGGGAATGGGGACACAACAAAGATATTTATCAATGGAATTGATGTTAGTGGCGCAACAAATTCTAAACCTGATCCTACTATAGGAACAACCAATAACGTACGATGGGGTAGGAATTTACTTGGAGCCGAAGACTTCGAGGGTGATATGACAGATATGAGGATTTATTAATGATACTGTCTGAAGCTCAAATATCATTGCTTGCTGCTGGAGCAACTAATAAATGGGTCGATAATTTTGTGCCCAAAGCTCCAACTAGAGGACTTGTAGGCGAATGGAATCTTAATGATAATATTCCCACAGCCACAATTGTCGATTCTACAGCTAATCCAGCAAATGGAACTATCGGGGGAGGAGAGAACTCTGATGACATGTCTGTTCCTGGAAAGGTCGGAACAGCACTCACTTTCGACGGAAATGATGATATAACTGTACCTAGTGTTCCTAAGCTTAATGATCATATCACTACTACGATAGGGGCATGGGTCAATACTTCTCAGGCCACTGGGTCAAATATGCAGATAGCAGGAAGGTTTGTATTTAGAATCTTGAGGAACAATCAAGGCAATGGGGGAGTGTTAATCGCTACCCAAGGGCCAACCCCAAACTTTCTGCTGGGTACTACTCCAATCAGTGACGGTTTATGGCATCATGTAGTGGGCGTTTTCGATGGTTCGCAGCATTTGATTTATGTTGACGGTGTTCTTGACGGTGTTCAAGCAACAACTGGGGCTCTGTCTTTAGTCGATCAAACATTTGATATGGCTAGTAATGGCGCTGCTGAATTCTTCAATGGACCAATAAATATAGTAAGAAATTATAACAGAGCCCTTTCTGCTCAAGAAATTATAGCATGGTACTCAAATGAAGCCCCGCTTTTAGTTGCAAGATTTGATGATACCGCAGCAACCACAGTTGTTCTCGATAGCTCAAAAAGATCAGATAAATTGAATGGGGTTATCGTCGGCGGAAAAACTGCTAGTCAGATGACAGTTCCAGGCGTCGTTGATAAGGCCTTCATTTTTGATGGAATCAATGATTATATTAATTTTGGAAACGACTCCAGATATGATATAGTTAGCTGTATATTTATTTCATGCTGGATTATAACACCAGGTATGACTAATTCTTTTGCTACATTCGTAGTAAAAGGTGGAACATACGGAATCAGAAGGAATGGCGTAACCTCTAATGCTCAATTTATATTGGTTGGTGTGGGAACTGTCAACGGATCAATAGCTATTGATGATGATCAACCGCATCATATTGCTGGAACATATGATGGAAATACGATGTCTTTATATATAGATGGAGTTTTAGATTCAAGTTTGGTTGTTTCTGCATCTATAACAACATCGATATTTGATTTAACAATAGGCGGTGTATCTAGTGGCGAAATGTTCAATGGAACTATAGATGATGTTAGATTAGAAGAATCATGCCCTATCATTGATCAAGTCCAAGAAATGTACAACAAGACAAGGGCCTGTGCAACTGGCTACAGTGCAATAGCCAAAACAGCTGAGCTATGCAGTGAAAATGCAGTCATTTCAGATATAGAACTATGGAGCCCATCTCAAATAAATACTATTGCTTGGTATGACCCAAGTGAAAGAACTAGTATTACAGAGTTATCGGGAGCAGTTAGCCTAATTGCTGACTTGGGTACAATTGGCGGGGAGGATATGATTCAAGCTGTAGTTGCAAATCAGCCAACAACTGACACTAGGACTATAAATGGTTTGAATGTTTTGGATTGCGATGGTGGTGACTTCATGGAGAGAGCTACGTTCCCAGTTCCTGCTAGTGGTGATATTTCCATATTTATGGTAGCTGAGCTTGATGTTATAAACAGCACAAATGATTCAGTTTATTGCCTGGATGCAACCAATGATTTTCAATTTGGGTCCACTAATGCGACTCAATTTGATGGAGGTATACAAACTGCTGGGATAGGTGTAAATGTGCTTTTAACTGGTGGCCCTTTTCCGGGACCGTCTATTTATAATACGAATTTTGATTTTGCTGGCCTTGTAGCTTATAATGCATTCATGGATGGCACTCAAAGAGCTGTTGACACTGCATATACCACAAAATTAGATGTTAGTCAAACTTTTAGGTTGTTTTCTAATAGAGGTCTGGATCAACAAATAGACGGCGCCTTCGGTGAAACCGTGGTCACTGAGAATGTAACCATTGTCACACGAGAATTAATTGAGGGATATCTTGCAAACAAATGGGTGAATAATTTACCAATTGGACACCCATTCAAATTAGTTGCTCCGCTTGCTAATGTAACTTATGTTACAACGGTAGATGGAATTGTTGTTGTGGACGGATTACCGGTGATTGAAATATAATTATGGCTGATGAGATAATAAAGAACGTTGTTGATAACCAATATGTAAAGGTTGAGGGCTTAAAGGTACTGAATGTTGGCGATGATGTCATATTAACTAATAGCACAGGCAATCTAATTATTGCTGAAACTGATGTGCTGAAAGGTATTATTAATAAATTGAGTACAGATACTAATGTTTCCAACTTTATAATACATGATATTAATGATATAGCGCTATTTACCGTTAATGGTGCTGGAGATGTTGGTATTGGAGGTGATCCTTTACCACTTTCAAAGCTGCATGTGGAAGCTGGTGCATCAGGTGTTGCGGCTCCTGCGTTAAATAGTGTTATGACTTTGGAGAGTGCAGCAGATGGTTTCTTATCCCTTCTTACTCCAAATGCAAATTCAAGTGGCTTACTTTTCGGAAATGTTTCAAACAACGCAGCAGGAAGTATTAATTACAACTCCACCACAGATGATGGTCTTGATTTTAGAGTAAATGGTAATCTTATTGCTTTAGTTATTGACAAAGATAAAAATGTTGGAATTGGAATATCTATACCTGATGATCTATTGCATGTGCATAAGGCTAGCGCTGGCGCAGTCTCGGCGGTTGCTGGTAGTGTTATAACAGCCGAAAATAACGGACCTTGTTCCCTATCGATACTAGGTCCAAACGGTTCCGAAAGGTCTATATATTTCGGTGATCCATCTAGTAATACTAACGGAGGAATCCTTTATGATGCTGCTATAGAAGATGGTTTTGAATTTAGGACATTCCTATCAACTAAAATGGTTATCCTAAAAACTGGTGAAGTTGGCATTGGAGTCACCGATCCTGATGCAAAACTAGAAGTAAACGGCACTGTTAAAATATCAGATGATTTTACTGTTGCTGTCAGCCTAATTTTTGTCGACAAGAGCAATGGAACTGTTAATATAGGTTCAGCCGTTACCGGAACAGACAGATTTAATGTATTTGGACCAGGAACAGGAGTGCAACAAGGCATCGCTAGTTTTTACGATTTAGCGGGTAACATAAAATTTAGATTCCGAGATGAAATTACTGGGACAGTACCGCCCCGACTAGAAACTGAATCTTCATTAGGTATGGCTTTCAATACCACTACAAATTCTAAATATGTATGGTATATAAATGGAACAGGTAATGAAATAATGCGTCTTACTTCTAATGGACTGGGTATTGGTACGTCAATTCCAGACGCAAGTGCATTATTAGACTTGTCATCAACCACACAGGGATTTTTAATCCCTAGTATGACCTCGTCACAACGAGACGCAATTGCAAGCCCTAAGGCAGGGTTGCTCATAGATAATGTCACTACTGGCAGTCTTCAGAGGTTTAATGGGTCCTCTTGGGGGCAGCCTGCACCAAGTGAAAATCTTGCTGCGGTTTTAGCTATTGGTAATCAGTCCGGTGGAAACAATCTTTTAATGGATAGCGGTGATAAGATTGGTGTGGGCACTCTCACTCCTGCTGGGAAAGTGCAGATAGCAGAAGACGGGTCCTCCGCTACAGTCTTTCCTGAAGAGCCGTGTCTTGACGACTGGGTGCTTCAAACTAGCGCAGCGGATAACGATTGGGATGACATAGCCTTTGGCAATGGAGTGTTCGTAGCTATTTCAGCTACTGGCACCGACCGTGTGATGACTTCAACAGATGGCGTCACTTGGACAAACATCTCAACTCCTCTAGATGGCGTTGCTCTAAAAGGCATTGCCTATGGTAATGGTCGATTTGTTGTTGTCGCTTTCGGCACTTCTTTTATGACGTCTGATGATAATGGAGCGACATGGACAACAAGAACTATCGGAACGAGTAACCAATGGGTTTCCGTTGCATACTCAGTGACTCTAGATAGATTTGTAACAGTCAACGCCAGTGGCCCTGACCCTAAAGCAGCACACTCAGATGATGGCGGTGAGACTTGGACGGTCGCCGACACTGGCCTAAACAATAACCTGTGGAACGACATCACATGGGGCGAGGTCGGCGGTGGTACGTTCGTCGCAGTTTCAAACGATGGTGCCAACAAGATAGCCACATCAACAGATGGAGAAACGTGGACGGCACGCACTGAGCCTACTTCGCATGTCATGCGTTCGGTTACTTTTGGTAACGGCATCTTCATAGCAGTAGGTGACAATGGTGTGATTGATGGGCGCGTATTGCGGTCAGATGACGGTGGTATTACTTGGACTGATAAAACTGCTGTTAGTTTAAATAATTGGAGGTCTGTAACCTTTGGCAATGGTCATTTCATGGCTGTGGCAAAAACTGGCACCGGTGACAGAGCCATGACCTCTACAGATGGTCTTACATGGATCACTATAGCAACCCCAGCTGATAACAACTGGGAAGCTGTAGCGTTTGGCAATGGTAAATTTGTAGGTGTGTCCAACACTGGCTCTGGTGATAGGGTGATGACACTCCCCTTGATTGAAGTTTCTGTTTTAGAATTAGTTGAGGATGTTCCAGAAGTATTAGGTGCTTGGGCAAGCGAGACCAGCTCAGAAGATAACACTTGGAATGATATCGCTTTCGGCAACGGATTATATGTTGCTGTTGCTGGTGATGGTACTAATAGAGTCATGTCGTCACCTGATGGCGTTACTTGGACAAATAGAACTGCTGCTGAAGCAAATGATTGGAGAGGCATAACATTTGGAGGAGGCCAGTTTGTAGCCGTTGCTACTTCAGGTACTAACCAAGTGATGACTTCACCTGACGGCATTACATGGACAGCAAGGTCTATGACCAGTTCTGACTGGCGATCTGTTACATTTGGTGATGGTACATTTGTTGCTATTAGTAGAACTTCACTCCCTGATGTTGCAACCTCCCCTGATGGTATTACTTGGACTGATAGAACTTCGGCTGGCCTCTTAGGTTGGCGAGAAGTTATTTTCGTCCCTGAGTTGTCATTGTTTGTTGCTGTAGCTGGTGCAAGTTCTAACCAGATTATGACATCTCCAGATGGTATCACTTGGACTATAAGAACAACACCAGACAATTTGGAATACAGGTCGATTGCTTTTGGTAATGAGATCCTGGTAGCAGTTGCAAGTGATGGAACAAATAACCAAGTGATGACTTCACCAGATGCCATTACTTGGACTCAGAGAGTAACACCTGTAGATCAATCTTGGTTGCATGTTGCATTTGGTAATGGTCAATTTGTTGCGGTTTCAACTTCTGGAACTGGTAGCAGGTGTATGACATCAACCGATGGCATCGTCTGGGCATTAAAGACAACGCCAGTGGACAATGCTTGGGAATCTGTGACCTTTGCTAATGATCAATTCGTTGCAGTAGCCACAAGTGGTACAGGCGATAGAGCAATGACATTGCCCTTGCAAGGCACATCAACTGCAATATTAGATTTGAAGTCAACTACATCAGGTTTCTTGCCTCCTCGAATGACAACGATGCAGAGCAATAATATACCATCACCTATTGCAGGGCTATTCGCTTACAATCTTGATACTAAACATAATACCACATACGATGGTACTGCATTTCGTGAATTATCGCAAACCGCAGTTAATACGGTTGAAATTTTCCAGGAAAGCGATTGGCCAAATGATCCCGTTGCTGGTGTACTAATAATTGATAGTGGACGCTATTTGATTAAGGATGGTTACACAACCGGAAATCGATTTGAAATAGCAGTAGGAGCTCAGCTAATTATTGAAGGCGAATCGTTATCACCACTTATTTATGTCGGAACCGGTACTTTGTTTTCGGGCACCCCAGAAGTATTTGGAATATTTTCAACCATTGGAGTTTTAGCTGCACCGGGTTCACAATTATTTGATTTAACGGCCGCAAATCCATTGACTTCAATAATGATTGTCGAAAGACAAACTCAATTTGTAGCAGTGGCAGGTACAAACACAATTGGTACAATTCAAGGTTTTAGGGTGCCAGTAATTCAAGCAACAATTTTTAGTGGGTTTCAAGAAGGCATAACATTTATTGATGGGTCAATGCTTTTGGATAATATCAATTTTGCTATGAATCTAACTGGAACATCTCCAATAGTAAATTTATCCGGCAATTTTCTTGTTGGTGCAAGTAGATTCTGTGATTATCGCGGGAGTGCCTCACAACCTTTATTCAATATTGACCCCGCTATTGATGTACCAATATCTATTATTAATAATCGTAATATTTTTGATACTGAATTTTTTGAATCTGGCATAACTGGTGCATTCACGGCTGTTACAGATGACTCAATTTTTGCTACTTCTATAACTTCGGTAATTGATTCGCCTACTACGCCTGGAATAGCTCGATTTCTATTTACTGCTGGACCGACCGTAAATGTCAACCAAGAGGTTATAAACAGCGGATTTGTTACTGAAACTACCTATAACGCGACTGAAATAATAACAGCCACAGATGGTACGACATATTTCGAAACATCTATTGCCTTTACAGCTACTGATACTGGCTCGTTCTTATCAAATTCTGTTAATATATTTTCAGCATCGCATGGGTTTTCCAATGGGCAAACATTACTTATGGACACTGACTTGTCAACTGACTATGATGGTGGTGTAATTTTATACAATGTTACGACTAACACATTCCAAATAAATCAAACCTTTACTACTACACATACAGGAAGCTGGGATACTGGAAGTTTAACCGAAAAAGCTGTAGTCATGACGGTTAAGGATAATCCATCTCAAGGTAGTAGCAAATTTATTGCGACTTCTTTTGTAAATAATAATACCACAGCAAACGGCTCTATAGTAAATAATACTTTTACTGATATGGTATTTGGAACTGTTGGGAGCGCCTTAAATGTAGGTTCAACTATTGAGCGTTGGAAATTAATTGATGAAGTTAATGGCACATTTGAATATACAGGATTAGAACCTTTTGACGGTTTGCTCACTTTTGATTTCACGGTATCTGCTTCATCTGAACAAGAATTCAGATTTAAATGGGTTGTTGATGAAGGGAGCGGTTTTGGTGACTTAGCGGACAATGTGGAGGCTTTGGCTAGTATTAAAGATACTGCTCAGAGTGTTACAAAAACATTTCCATTAGCGTGTAATAAAGGTTGTCAGATAAAACCACAAATAACTCGTAATGCAGGTTCTGAAACGATAACGACACGTTATGCAACTATTTTTGCAACTCAATAATACAATAGGATAATTATGCTACATAATATATTCAACGATGAGGTGAGCGCCCAAGCGGCGCTTGATGCCGATTTTGAAGACTATAAGACGGCAAATAATTATTCAGCTAGTAATGGGTACTGGATTGTAACCACATCATTGGATGTTGTGGCTCAAAGAGTCATTGATGGAAAGTGGCATTATGAAAAATGTAATGACTCCCTAAGCACCCACACAGAAGAAGAATATGATCCTTCATGGGAGATTGCTCCTGAGCCATCGTCTTTCTTCATGAAGACGAATCTCGATAGTAGCTCAACCTTTGACCCAGCTCTAAATATATCAGCCACATGGGATTATGGAGATGGGAATAGTGATACTGGTTCTAGTGTTTCACATACCTATACAGATGAAGCCGCATCTCATGACGTTACCATAGATGATATTGATATAACTGCCGTTACGGTAATAAGCGCTACTGGTGATGGAATCACAGATATTGATGTCACTGGTTTCACCGGTCTAATAACGATGTGGGTCTATTACAACCCATTGCCAAACTTAGACGCTTCAAATTTGCCATCACTTATAGACCTAAGAGTTGGTCTTAACAACACTCTAGAAACCGCTGATCTTTCTGGCTCAGACAATATTCAGTACCTAAATTTAAGAACTGGATTATTGACTGAGTTAGACATTTCTAATTTGACTGCTATGCATCATTTAGAGGTATATGATAATTTGTTGACTAGTATAGATATTTCTAGCCATCCTTTGCTTACATATGTTCGAGTTCAAGGGAATGTATTATCTTCTACAAATTTGGCTAAAATCATATCTGATCTTAAAGGCTTTGGAAAGCTTAACGGAACTTTTGAGTTCGATGGAACACCCCACATTTCGGCTTTGGATGATTTCAACGGCTTAGTAACTGATGGATGGAGCATAACAGGGAACACACCAGCATGACTCACACAACTGAAGGGTTTTACATCTGCACAAATGCAATTGATATATTCCATACATCTGAAGTAAAAGATGGTAGGAATCTAACCACTGGGCAGCCTTATGTCTTATTTGGGGAAACCGAGGATGAGGTCTTTGGGAAAGCATTTGTTAATCCCACACGAGATATTCACGGTGAATTTGACATGACGGAATTGACCCCCAAATCTGCAGCTGATATTATATCAAATAAAATTTGATGCCAGATAACGAAAATCATGCACTCCCAGCCAATCACTACATAAAAGTCAATGGCATGATAGAAGAAAAGGTAGCACCCATCAAGGAAGACATAAAGTCTATGAAAACCTCAATAACTCAGATTAAAACAGTTGGCTCATTCCTAAAATGGCTTATTCCTTTGGGTATGGCCGGGACGGTGGCTTTAAGCTCATTGATTGCTGGACTTATTGTCAAGCTGCTTTGATTGATGATTGACACTAAAACCTTTTTGAGATAATTACGTTATGGAAATGAAAAGGATAACAGTTCCTTTTGAGATGAAACAGGTCTCTGAAGAAGGTGAGTTTGAGGGTTTCGCCTCCACCTTTGGAAATGTTGACTTTGATGGTGATGTAGTAGAAAGAGGAGCATTCGTTGATGATCTAAAGGAATGGAAGGCCAAGGGTCAACTTCCTTTAATGCCATGGCAGCATGATATGCGGGCCCTGGTTGGTGACTTTCTTTCTATGGATGAGGTCGAAAAAGGCCTATTCGTTAAAGGTCAATTCTGGGTTGGATCAAAATCTACTGATCTTTCAAAAATGGCTCACAATTTATTTGTTGGTACAGGACCTAAGGCGATGTCAATTGGTTTCTCTGTACTGGATTCTGAAGTGAAATTAGTTGATGGCGAAAGAGTCAGGTCAATTTTAAAAGTTAAATTATTTGAAGTGTCTATTGTTCCATTCGGGGCGAACCCTGAAGCTTTGGTCACTTCTTCAAAAAGTTTAGTCACGCCGGAAGGAATCCCGGTAGACAAAAGGTCCTTTGAGAAAATCTTGCGAGATGCCGGACTCTCATGCAAACAGGCCAAAACCCTCCTATCAGGGGGCTATTCTGCGTTGAATCGAGATGATGAGATGAATGAATTGTTAGCAGCAATTAAAACCCTATCAAACTCTATTCAAGGAAAATAAAATGGCTGATAAGGATGCATTAGATGCACTCGAGAATATCAAGTCTATATTTGAAGACTTTAAAAAAACAAACAATCAGGCAATCGACGACCTCAAGAAGAATAGAGGAGTTGCCGATTTAGAGGCCAAAATGGGCCGCATGGAAAAGGATTTAGAAAAACAGGAAAAGATTATCAAGTCTGTTGAAGAATTAGAAGTCCAAATGAAAAGACGCGGTACAGGCGTTGAAGATAAAAAATCAGAAGCTAAAGCAGTTTTCGAAGAGTTCTTGAGCAAAGGTCTTAAGAAAATGACTCCTGACCAATTGAAATTACTTTCAGTTCAGTCTGATCCTGATGGCGGGTTTAATGTCTTGCCTGATACGGGTGGCCGAACAACTGGCAAAATATTTGAAACGTCTCCAATGAGGAGAATTGCAAATGTCCAAAGCATCAATACTGATGCTCTTGAAGGTAAGATTCAAGACGATGCTCCAGAGGCTAGATTCAGAGGGGAGACTCAACCTGTAACCGACACAGCCAACGCCACATTAGGTGTTTGGAGAATCCCAGCAATGGAGCTTTATGCCATACCTACGGCAACGGCTAAATTGCTTGAGGACGCAAATTTCAATGTTTCTCAATGGCATGCAAATCTTGTGTCTGAAGAGTTCATGAGAAAAGAGAATTCATCATTTGTTTTGGGTGACGGTATTATACAACCCCGTGGATTCCTAACTTTCCCTGCATCAGCTGATGCTAATATTTACGAGAGAGGAAAAATCGGACAAGTTATAACTGAAAATTCATTGACCATCACTTTTGATGACTTGATTGAAATCAATTACAAACTGAAAGAACAATGGAGAATGCGCGGTACTTACATGATGAACCGCTCAACGTTCGCTGTTGTTAGAAAACTGAAGGACCAAGAAGGCCAGTACCTATGGCAACCAAGTACTCAAATTGGTCAACCTTCTACAATCTTAGGTGCTCCTACGATTGAATTCAACGACATGCCAGATGTTGGAACGGACACATTGGCTCTTGCCTTTGGTGACATGAATGACACCTATCAAATTGTTGATAGATTGGGCATCTCTGTGCTTCGTGATGATGTCACAGACTGGCCAAATGTTCAATTCAAAACACGCAAGAGAGTTGGGGGCGACGTTGTCGGCTTTGATTCCTTGAAAATCTTAAAAATTAAAGCGTAAGGAGGCTATAGAAAATGGGAGCTTTTAGAGATCAATTTAATACATTAAAAGGTAAACTTGGGGTTGAGCCTCAAGCCCTTGGAGTGGCTACAGCCAACGGTGCAGAGGTTGATATGCAAGGTTTCGAAGCCTTGACATTCTTCGCTTCACTGGGTGCGCTTGGCGTTGGACTTGTGAAAATTCAAGAGAGTGACACTTCTGGAAGTGGGTTCACTGATGTTACAGATGTGAACGATTTCCTTGGAACTTCGGCAACCCCTGCATTAGTGCAGAGTGATGTCGTTTCAATTGGATACGTTGGGAACAAACGCTTTGTTCGTCCTGTGATCGTACTCACTACTGGCGGCGACGTAAGTTGCCCTGGCATTTTGGGTTATCCCCACCTAGCAACCGTCCAATAGGACGTTGGGGAGGGTTAACGCCCTCCCCTTTTTTTTCTTTATTTCAAGGCACGAAAAATGAAAGTCATTATACTTAAAAGTGGACACGGGAATTATCACCCAAATCCAAAACGGGAACCTGAAGAAATTGACGATGCGGTTGCAAAAACATTGATTGCAGTTGGTGTTGCCAAAGAACCAAAAACAAAAAATAAGCCAGGTCCTAAAGAGACTAAATGAATTACTACTTGAGTCCATCTGAGTTAATAAAGAGGTCTAAGGTTACTGCAAAGCCTTCGATTGCCCCTATTAGCTTGGATGACCTCAAGGCACAAATTAGACGAACTGATCCCTCGTATGTAGCTGACGATACCCTATTACAATTATATATTGATGGAGCTACAGAAACAGCTCAAGAGTACACAAGTAGAAAATTCATAGATCAAGAAATCACTTTACTTTTAGACCGCTGGCCCTTAATTGGAATCAATGAACCATGGTTCAGTGGCACCCGTTTGGCTTCGCAGTACCCAGTATATCAATCAAGAAACCAACAAGATAGATCAATTGAAATACCATGGGCTCCATCCATTTCTATAACTGAGATCAGCACGTTCGATGATGATAATAACGAAACGGTTTACGATGCGTCTAATTATTTTCTTGATAATTCTGATAATGATATGTTCTCTCGTGTTGTGCTTAATTTAAATGCAGAAACACCAACTAATTTAAGAGCCAATAATGCGGTGCAGATTGTGTATAGAGTTGGCTATGGTTTAACTAAAGATGATGTTCCAGCTGATATCCGAGTTGGCATTTCAATGATTGGCTCTTACCTTTATTTGAATAGAGGAGATTGCAATGATTGTTCATGTGTGGCAGCATCAGGAGGAAAGTCGTTTCTTGATTCTAAAATAATCTATGAGGTCAACTGATGGCTTGTGGATGTGCAGGAATCAATGCTGGTGAGTTCAGGGATCAAATAATTATCGAGAAGGGCGTTTCTACTCCAGATGGTTTCGGAGGGAGAACAACCGTTTACAGTACTTTCAGAACGCTTAACGTTAAGGTCCAAGAAAAAAGCGGAAATGAAAACTTTGCCCGTCAAAATCAAAACACAAATAAAACGACTGTTTTCACTACTTGGTATGATGCTCAAGTAGAGCCAGACGAAGGCGAGATGAGAATCTTATATCGTGATAAAGTTTACGATTTCACCTGGTCTGAGAACATTGAAGGAATGGATACTTTCATGAGATTGACAGGAAAGCTCAACAGAATGAAAGACTCTAACACATTATTGCCTTACACTCTACCATTTACACTAGAATCATGACTCAATCACAAACAGGTAATCCAACAAAGGTAGCGGGTGACAAAGTAGATTCAGCATATGTAAATGCTTTGAATGACACTATAAATGATAACGCCACGGATGCTGAGCCTAAATTGTTCGATGATCCATCAGGCTCCTTAGCAGACCCAACTACACCTCATTTTGCTGAAAGAACCGTAACCGTTGATGCTGGAGTACAGACAGCGGTTCATGTTCAACATATAGCAGATTTCCTTAATACTCAAATTGGGGTTGCTCTTCTTGCAGATGTGATTAATACTGGTTCTGCAACTGGTGGAGGTGGTCACTTGCCTGCCTTGATAGGAAGATGCGAGGACACTTTGTCTGGGGCTTCTACTTTGCCGATGTGGGGAGTTGAGGGAAAAATTATACAGAAGGGTGAATTTAATGGTCACTTTCCACTCTTTTTAATATATCAAAGAAATGTTGATACACCTTTAGGTGGAAATATAGTAAGTTTAATTTGTGGTTTTGCTGAATTAACTGAGGCAGATGGCACAACACCCGACGCAACTGGGACTGTAATTCATCTAGACTGCACAGTTATTGGGACTGGCGGCTCTGAGTTTTTCGCTGTTAAAGGTAGTAATGTCCACAAGATAGAAACTGGTGGAAATATTAAATCTACTCAGTCCAGTGTGATATCAACTGGTGTAGCATCTGAAGTTAAAGCCCAAGCAATAGAGGCTGGTCGTTCGGTTTCTTTGAATCATGATGACACAAAAGGTTCAATCAAACAATCAGATATTAATCAAGATTTAGAGATATCATCAGGAAGGTTTTTGATTTATGAACAAGGATCAGGATTCGTAGCAAGAAATAACGGTGCGAATTTAGGGATAGATGGGTTTAGATGGAAAGTAGCTTCTACTGAAACTAATATGAAGCATCAGACAACCCCCGCCGATCCTGATGCTGGAAGCGTTGTTTTATATTCCAAATCTGATGATAAATTATATTTTAAAGATTCCGGAGGCACAGAGCATGAAATTGCTACGGTTTAATAAAAGGAAAACAGCATGAGCTTAGTTTTTGATGGATGGTGGGACGCCTTTGACACAAGCACTTTCACAATTGTAAGTGACAAGGTTACCAACTGGGCCAACAAAGGGACCGAGGGTTCGGCTTGGGATATGGCTCAAGCCGATACGGCGAAACAGCCAAAGCTTAAATCTGATGGTGCCAATGGGATTAATGTTTTAAATTTCGAAGCTGCTGATTATTTATTGACGACGGGTAACGCTATAGAGCTGCCCAACGATGTTACAATTTTTACCTGTTTCAAGCCCATTCAATGGATTAAGACATTTGCCGCTGGCGCCCATAATAATGATTCTTTCTTTTGGGGAAACTCAACTACTGGGGCCGACATCTTCACTATAGAATCAGGAATTAAGGTTGACCAAAATGGTGAATATGGCATAGCTATTGATACAAATGCAGCCAACTGGACCCCAGATCATATCTCAAATAGCAGCCAGAAATATGAGAACCGTATGCATGTTGCTTGTGCTCATCTTAATTTTGCATCAAACACAGCCCGGCTCTTTGTGGATGGAATGTTTGAAGCGGAGAACACAGCTTATAGCACCGGGATTTCAGTCAGTAGCCCACAAGATATTATGTTTGGTGCAAATGACTCTGAACCTGATTTCGCAGGATTTGAAGTTTATTACGGCGAGGTCATCATAATCAAAAGAGCCGTGACAATAGAAGAAAGGAATAGCATCGAAGCTTATCTTGCTGGCAAATGGGGTGCTCGCTTATTTCCTGCTGAGGCTTCTGGTAATTATATTGCAACTGTGAGAGATTCCGTTACAGCTGACCCGATTGAAAATGTAGTTATTGACTTTTCATATACCGAAGGGGGGCCAGTCGTGCTCAGTCAAACTACTGATGTAAGTGGAAACACTGCCGGGGCTACATTTAGAACAGGTCCAATATTTTGGAAAACAACTCTCGCAGGATTTGAAGAAAATAAAAACTCTTTTGTAGCTAATCAAACAGGCGGTTCTATAAATATTATCATCACTGAATCTCTTGTCTCTGGAGAAATAAGGATTGTCTTAGGCTGGGCTGAAGCTCCACTCGATTTGGATGCTCATACCTATGGACCTGTGCTTCCTTCTGGGTTCGAGCATGTGTACTTTTCAAATAAGCAATTGGGTTCAGCAGACTTTGAGTTAGACAGAGACGATAGAGATAGTTTCGGACCAGAGACGACTACAATCCATAGGTTAAACACTGGCACTTATGAGTTTGCAATTCATGATTTTAGCAATAAGGATTCAGGAACAAGCAACATAATGGGTGCTCAAAGCGAAGCTGTTGTCACTGTTTATAGATTCGGCCTTCCAACTCTATTTTTTAATGTCCCCAACATTGCGGGAACGGTCTGGGATGTGTTTGATATAGACGGTGACACAGGGGTTTTAACTCCGATTAATACGATGAGATTTGAGTCTAGTGCTGCCAATGTTCTCCCTGCCCCTTAAATAAATACCATGTCAGAAGCTTGTGGAAGTGAATTTTTATTATCAATTGGCACAACTGATTTGGTGCCAGTTTTTACTCAGATTGCTTGCATCAAAGACACAGCCGTAAATGTCAGTCGAGAGACCGTTGATATCACTACAAAAGATAGCAATGGGGCTCGGGATATTCTGGGATCATGTGGGGTCAAGACATGCACCATAACAGGCGGTGGAGTGTTCAATAGTCAGGATGCTTTCATTGAAGTTCAGCAAGCTGCCATCACTCGAACTCAACGAGTCTTTAGGGTCACTTCAGATTTAGGCGACACTTGGGAGGGGAAATTTTTAGTATCCGCCTTTGATAGAAATGGGTCTTTTAATTCTGCTGAAGAGTTTGCCATGACTTTAGAGAATGCATCCATGATTGTTTACACCCCTGCTGCTTTGCCTTAATGGCTAGGAATGGCATCACTATTAGGGTTCTTCGCAAGAAGGAATTTGCTGAGTCTATGATGAAGAAGACTGCAGCTATCCTTGCAGCTGAAGGCAAAGCTATTGCTCAAGCTACACGTTTGGTTGAAGGCACTGCGAAAACATCAATTGCTAAAGAAGGCTCTTTTCGTGAGTACATATCTAGGATAACAAAGGTCTCTCACTGGTCATCTCAACCAGGTTCACCCCCAGCAAGTGACACAGGAAACCTTGCAAATAATATTTCTAGCGGAGTTGAAAAAGAAGGAAACTCTTGGGTTGGTAGAGTAATTTCTAGAGCTATATATTCAGCATGGCTGGAATTTGGGACAAAACACATTGAGGCCAGACCTTTCATGTTCCCAGCTCTTTTTGATAACAGAAAGAAGATAAGGAAATTAGTCAGAGACGCTTTAGTAAAGGGGCTTAATAAATGAGTGTTTTCACTGAAGTATTAGGCGAAATGGTCAATAGACTATTGAATGATCCCGGGGTCTCTGCACTTGTCGGCACTAGGGTTTTTAGCTTAACGCCTCAAGATACCGCACTTGCTTATATCAAAGTAAAATCAAGAAGCGACGAATCTGATACGAAGACCACAGACGGATTCAGAGACATTATCACAATTGATATGTGGACAGATGACGAGAGCCTTAAAGGAGTAGACGACATCGCCGACGCCGTTTACGCATCCATGCAAAATAAGCCATATACAGGCTTGTCCCTTAAATCTTTGTGTTTGCAGTATCAGAATTATAATACATTCATTGAACCGGATAATATTTCGACGCATGGAGTAATGACCTTTTTACACCTTTATTCATAATGATAGATCATGCCTGATAAGTATTGCGGAAGTGGATTTTTAGTCCTGCTACAGGACTTAATTACTCCAGCTAATTATAATATTGTTGGCTCGATGAAAGATACCTCATTGTCTATCAGTAATGAAATGGTAGATGTGACCAGTAAAAGCAGTGCTGTGACTCGTCAATTATTGGATCAATGTGGAATAAGCAGTCTATCAATATCTGGCTCCGGAGTGTTTACTGATGATTTGACTGTTCAAGAATTGCAGGTTGCCTCACAAACTGGTGCAGTAATTGTTGCAAGATTGGTATCAGATTACGGAGATAAATATGAAGGACCCTGGCAGATAACTAGTTTTGACAGGAATGGAGGCTATAACGGCGCCGAAGAATACAGCGTTTCTTTTGAAAGCGCCTCAGATATAACTTACACCCCAGCCCCATAACAGGAGATAACATGTCAGAATTTTGCGGAAATTTATTTTTACTAAAAGTCGAGGACTCTCCAGGATCTACCACTTTTACAGAAGTTGGTGTATTCAAAGAGACGGCCTTAAGCATCAACAATGAAACGGTTGATGTAACCGACAAGAGCACAGCTCCAGCTAGAACTCTTTTCAATTGTGGAATCAATTCAATGGCGATAACTGCGTCTGGAAATTTCACTGCAAACGCCCCTTTGCAAATCATTGCATCTAGGTCCAGAGATGGAGCCTTATACAATTATCAATTAGTTTCTGATTATGGAGATATCTATGAAGGTGCATTTCAGACAGTAACTTTTGACAGAAATGGCGCATTCAATGGCGTAGAAGAATGCTCAATTTCCCTAGACAGCTCAGGCGTAATCGCTTACACCCCAGCCCCATAGTAATTTTTTTTAACATTAAAGGAGAATAAAAATGTCAGCACGCGGCACAGTTGACTTTACTTTTAAAGGTGAAGCCCTAACTTTAAGACCAGACCTTCAGGCCATTGTCGAGATTGAGGAATCACTTGGAAAGACATTGGTTAGCATAGGTATCCAGACCTCCCTTGGCGGTGGTATAAGATTAAAGGATTTGTACACAATTGTTTGGGGTGGACTCAGAGGCCATTACAGGGGTGATAGAGGAGTGCATAAAGCGCCAAGCATTGATGAAGTTGCAGAAGAGATTTATGAAAACGGAATGATGAACCCTAAATTAACTGAAGCGGTTAGTGATTTCATTGTAAATGCTATTTCAACCCCTGATGAAATTGAGGCCGCTAGTAATGGTGGTGTAAAAAAAAAGAAGAAGAAGAAGTAGATGAGGAGTTCGACTATTCCAGCCTTGTATCAATGGCCCAAGTCGAGCTCGGCATTAACCCAATTGAGGTGTGGCGTATGACTTATCGAGAGCTTGCGCCATGCCTTCGTTTAAAAAGAACAGGCAGCTCTAAGATTAAGAAAAAGAGAAGCGCTCAAGATGAAATTGATGACTTTGTTGCTAAGCTTAAAGCGAAAGGTGTGAATGTCTAATGGCTGAAGTCGATGATCTGATTATTAAGATTGGCGCTGATCTCAGCGAGATGAAGAAGGCCTTTAATGATGTTGAGAAGCGTTCACAGAAAGCAACCGATAAGCTAAATCAGGAATTTAAAAAGACCAAGAAGGGAGCTGATGATGCTGCCAAAGGGATTAAGAATTTAGCCGTAAGAGTTGCGGTTATGGCCCTAGCTTTTAAATCCGCTCAAAAAGCAGTACAATCTTTCGCAGGCGCGCAAGGCCTTGTGAAGATGTCCAAGCAATTGAAGATCAGTGCAACTGAGTTTGCAAAGCTGGACAACTTGGCTGCTTCTCTGGGTGGAACGACTGAGGACGTTTCCGATACCATTAAAGATTTAAATGAAAGGATCAAAGATGCCGCAACAAATGGCGGTGAGTATGACGAGGTTCTTAAATCTATCGGTTTAAGTTCAACTGAACTTGCAAGGCAAACACCGACTGATCAGTTAGACTCATTCATAACAGCATTGAATAATGCCAATGATGTTGGTAAACAAAACTTTGTAGTCAACACTTTGGCCGGTGATGCAGGGTTTAGATTGGCGGGTGCCTTCAGCGAAATAGAGGGGTCAGTTAAAGATGCGGCCAATGAATTGGCTAAAATAATTGACCCTATAAGTGATATAGAATCCGCTGCCGTAGCAAAAATATCTAAAGATTTTGCAGTCATGGATAAGCAAATTGAAAGAGTTGCACAGAAATTGACCATCGGGTTTGCAGCTGCTTTGGGGGTTGCTGTCTCTAGTTTGGGAACTCTTATTAGTGATGTTAATGCGCTAGTTCCGTCAATTGAGGCATTTTCAAAAGCTGGTGCCTTTGCCTTCATAAGCCTTGGGATATTGGTGGACACAACCGCGGCAAAACTTCAATTCACAAAGGGCCTTCTTCTTTTAATAACTTCCGCCGCAGTTGATCTTGGAATTAAAGCTGCAAAAGCATTTGGAGGAGCCACAGAAGGAGCCAAGTCATTCTCTACATCATTAAAAGTTGATGGAATAAAAGCTATAAATGCCTCTAAGGTTGCTGCAGTACAGTCACTTGATGCTTTATTAAATCATGCTGAAAAGACAAAAGCACTTCATAAAGAGTTTATGAATGAAATCACTCTTCAAACTAAAATTGGAAATGATGAAGTTGTTGGCGGAAGCAAAATTGCTCAAACATTATTAACAAATGAGCAGCGGGTCCAAATTGATAAACGTAGAAAGTTAGGCAAAGGTTCATTCACCCAACAAGTAAACGACGCCGGTAATTTCTTCAAATCTATTTCTGTACTGATGAACTCAGAAAACAGAAAACAATTTGAAATAGGAAAGGCCGCTGCAATCGGTGGTGCTGTTGTTGACACATTCAAGGCAGCAACCGGGGCATATGCCGCATTGGCTGGAATCCCCTTTGTTGGTCCAGCATTAGGCGCAGCGGCTGCTACAGCTGCAACTCTGGCCGGAATAGCTAATGTCAACGCCATCAAGGCTCAATCGTTTGGTGGAAGTGGCGCGCCATCCCCTGCTGTTCCTGATGTTGGAGGAGGTGGTGGTGATGCTGCTCCAGCTGAAGCGGCCCCAGCCCAAAATATAACCAACGCAAATATTTCATTGATTGGAAATAGCTTCAGTCAAGACAACGTAAGAGACTTGATCAACTCTTTAAATGAGGAGACAGACGACAATGTTATTCTTAAAGTCAATTAACCCCTACGGATGTAAACAGGGGTGTGCCGTTGCAATTTATTGTAATTCTCCTTTTACATCCACCTTTTAATCATGGCAGGATCAGCTCACACTAGTATAAATCTCCAAGAGGTATTGTTTGACAATGCACTTGAAGGAAAAGCGTTCACATATACCGAAACAGAGATAGCAGGTTTTGAAATTCAAAACATGCTGGACTGGAGAGACTTCTCGGTTTTTCGTGAGCTTATAGGAGGTTTTGGTCAAATAGATTTCACCATGACGGAGGACACTGTCATTGACACATTGGCTTTCTTTTACGTCGCCAATACAGGATTTCTAACTGATGCGGTGGAGGTATATTATGAAAGTGCTCCAGCTGTATTCACTCTTTTGCAATCATCTGGGTTCGTAGACAATCGGGTCATGAGGTTTAGCACATTTACTCAAACAACTGTTTTGTCTGGAAGAAAGATAAGGATTGCATTTATTGATATTTCAAAAGATATTCAAATAAGGTCCTTAGTAGTAGGTGAAAGATTGCAGTTTTTAATGGGTCAATGGTCAGGAATCAATCCACCTCAATTGAATCAAGGAGTTGTAGTTGGAAACCCAACAGCCGTCAATGGTTCTTTCCTAGGTCGCAACCAAAGGCGTGCTGAGAACAGAGGAATGATTAAGCTTGAGAATCTTTCACAAACTTGGGTACGAGACAATTGGAACCCATTTTCAATCGCCGCAACATCTCATGCATTCTTTCATAGATGGAATCCAACTGAGTTCCCCAGTGAGACAGCATTCACTGTTGGAGAAATAATGGCCCCAAAAAATGAAAGCGCATCCTTGATGTCTGTCGAGATGCCTACAATGTTTATAGTCGAATGACTTACGATGATCAGAAAATCAAGATGGGTCGGCACTCCATCTGGGTTCTTGAAATAGACTTCAAAACTTGTTCACTGCTATTTGGCGTAGGTCTATGTACAGCAACGGAAACGGTTCCAGGCAGTGGTACGAAATGCTTCAACACCTTTGGCACATGCCCAGTTCCTTTAATATTTAAAAGTGATGGACGCCAAACAACAACATTCAGGTTTTCGTCTGAAAGAATAGACGGCCTCCAACAAGTGGGTGAACCCCCAGTTTTCCCAACCATTTTGAGCATGGATAATGCGCCCGCGAAGCTTGAACCTGGGAAAGGATTGGGCGTAAGGTCTTCGGCCAGAATAACCCTACAAGATCACCCGTGGACAGACATTGGGGTGGACCCTTATTTATCCGAAGGTGAAAGGACTTACACCCCAGATGATCAAGGTACATTTTGGGGAAAACTTTTGGCCCGTGATCCTTTTTATGAAAATGATATCGTAAGAGTCAAGCAAGGATATTTGGAGGATGATGGCACGTACAATGAGGACAATATGGAGACGAGGGAATATATCCTTTTCAAAATATCTGGCCCAGATAAAACCGGGAAAGTTGTTATTGAATGCAAAGATGTTCTTAAGTTTGCTGATGGGGTTAAGGCTCAAGTTCCTAGGCCATCAAAGGCGGAGCTTGATGGGGCTCTAGATAATTCAGCTACCAGTTTTGATATAACAGATGTGAACGCTCAAATATTTGATAATTTTATAGCAGTCCCATCACAAAAATTTATTATTATTGATGACGAAATTATAGAGATTGGAGCCATGATTGATAACACTGGAAATAGCTATTCTATATCTGGCGCCACCCGAGGGAAATTACCTTTTTATTATCCAGACCCACAGACAACTGAAATAGATGCTCATGATGATTTAGCCCTTGTTCAGGCCTGTTTTAATTTCGATAATGTCAGGCTTGATGATATCCTTTTCACATTACTAAATACTTACGCTGAAATCCCTGCGGGCTCACTTGACCAGGCAGGCTGGAATAATGTAATGAACTTTGGTCTAAGCAATTACAACTTTAGCACTTTGTTGATTGAGCCCTTATCAGTTAAGGATTTGATTGAAGAATTGAGTCAGTACACAGTTTTCTTTTGGTGGCATGAAAGGGACGCTGAGGTCAAGATGGCCTCTTTGCTTGAATTAAGATTGGAAACTCAAGCTACATTGAATGACCAAATTTCTTTTCTAAAAAATACGGTCAGTGTGACTCGTGACGTAAAACAAAGGAACTCACAAATCTGGGTTTATCATGGTCATCGTTCCCCACTTGAAGACCTTGATAAATACCAGTTTTTCAAGTCGTTGTCTGTTTTTGTCAATTTAGATTCAGAGACAGAAGATGAATATGGAAAGCCAGCAATTAGAAAAATATTCAGCCGATGGCTAACATTAGGTCAAACTGTTATAGCAGATGAAGTGGCAAGTCGTTTACTTGATCAATACAAGGATACCAAAAACATTGTTTTAGCTACCCTTGATGCCAAAGATGATGACCTATGGACCGGGAATTTAATCAAGTCCCAGACCCAATTTGTTCAAGATCAATTCGGTGCTGACCTACTTGATAGCTATTTGGTCTTACAGGTCAAAGAACAGAATCAGCCTACAGGTACAAAGTTTCAATACTTGCTTCAAGAGTGGGCTCAGCCTATTGGTAGGTTTGCGGTAATAGCTCCAGATACTGATCCCGATAATGAACCTAATCCATTCCCTACTTTCAGTAATGCTTCAGATCAACAAAGAAATGACTTTATTTTTATAGCCCCAGATTCTGGATTTTTTGATGACGGAAGCGAAGCCTATCAAATTTGGTAAAGGATAAAAAATGACAGTAACAAGAGCCGCATATTCAGATATAAATGATGATGAGATTATAGCTGAAGCTCCTATAACAGCTTCATTGATGAAGAGGTATAGGGATAATTTAAACTCATCCATAGGTTCAGCTGATGGCATTGGGCCACCAGTAGTTGATGACAGGAGAGTATTTGTTCCAGAAAGATTAAAGAGCGCAACGACTACTGCAGGAAAACCTATCATAACGGATTCATCTGGTGGGTTCACACTTGGTGATTCAGCTGCATTTCTAAATGACATGCAATCATTCTCTGGATCAGCTCTATCATTTCCATTTAATGCAGCTGATTTATATGGAAACATTGTTATAGATGAATTTCTTTCAAAAGAAGGAACTGACGCGAGAATAAGATATGTAGGTACAGTTTCATATACAACCAGCTTGATAAATCTTATATCAACAGCCGCCATTGAAGGCAGCGGAGATATAACAGCAGATTTTATTGACACAACCCTAACAGGAACATTTCAAGAAGTTAATCACCTTGAAGGAAAAGATATAAGGCTTTTGATAAGAATAGATTCAGGTAATCTAGAATTCGATATTGATAACATTGGTGGTGGAAATGCATCTTTACGAATCACAGTAGGTAATTCTAGATAGTTATTTTTTGATCTCATATGGTTGCTTATATCTCCCAGTATAAAAAAGTGATTTCTCTAACTCCATAAAATAATCTGCCGATTCGTTGGCAGGTTCAAACTTCTTTTCAAAATCTCTAAATGAATAGAGTTTATTGCCCACAAGCATCTTGGAACCTACTGTTCTAGAAACTTTGCAGGTTCTTCCATTGATTTTGTTTATGAATTTGTGCA